GTTGCATACAATGTACCAATTCCAATCTTGGAATGATGGGGGAATGTCACCCATTAAACTGGTTCTGCGCTGACGGTGAATGCGGGAAGGACGGTGAAGTGGAATGATGCGACCAATGCAGAACCATAAAAATACCCTAAAGTGATAATAAACACTATAAAGTGAATCAGAACTTTGAAGGTGGTGAACCTGGAATGACTGAGACGATCGCAGAGATCATGATCCGGCTGAGTGACCTGGAGCTGATCGAAATGCTGCCATACATACGGGATGAAAACGGCGAGAAGGTGTCGCTGGTGGAGCTGAGACACATACTGCGCGAGGAAGTGCAGCGGATCAGGAACAATGCCAGATAGGGGTATCGACCTGGAGAACATGAGCAAAGAAAAAGACCGTGGGGGTGCATGACGATGGTGGACTTCAAACGAATAGAGTTATTGCAGAATCAGGAGAGAAAGTTTGCGCTGATGGTCATTAAGGCAGACGCCAGGGCGAAGAAGGTTACCTCCGTCATCACCGGAATGCCACGCGGTGGAAGCTCCAACAACTCTCAGGAAGATCGAATGATTGAGCTTGTTGCAATCAAAGAAATTTACAACGATGTATCAAACGAGCTTAAACGGAGAAGAGATGAATTGGAGAAGCTGATCAGGTTCCTGGACGATCCGAACGAGAATCTTGCGATCCAGCTCAGATACCTTCGCGGAAATACGGTGGGGGGTGTTTGTGAAAAGATGAACTATTCGGAAACACAGGTCCGCCGCTTCCTGCGCAGAGGTGAAGCGAACATCAACCGGAGCGCTGAAAAAGATGGTCGGTCATGACTGCCTTTTATGTGTAATAATGTATGTGTGGTTCCAGGATCATGGTGGAACTCTCCTAACAAGGGAGCGGCTTTTCGGTCGCTCTCTTGTTATGTTGAGGGGTATCAATTGGAAAAGCGGCAGGGGGTTTGAAAAATGCCCGTCCCCAAGCGAAACCGGCCGGATCATGACGGCACGCATCGGCTGGCCTTCGACAGGAACAAGCGGAAGATCCTGGCATCAGAGAGCATCTGCGGGATCTGTGGTCAGCCAGTTGACAAGCGGATTCCATATCCGCATCCGATGGCGCCTTGCATTGATCACATTATACCGATTGATAAAGGTGGACATCCAAGCGACATCAGCAACCTACAACTTGCGCACCTGAAATGTAACAGGGAGAAGTCGAACAAGCTGCAGTATCCAGTGAAGCAGAAAAAGAGTGAAGCCAACACCGGAACGGAGATCGTTGACAATTCAAACCGAGTATTACCACAGAGCATGGCGTGGTCGGAATACAAAGCGAAAGAGCAGTGAGAGCAGATAGAGGGGGGCCATCCCCCCGGCCGGGGCGGGCGCGAGCTTCCCCCGCCGTGTCTGGGAACTTTTTTTCGGGGAAAGGGGGTCCGGCCCCCGGATCAGGAGGTCAAGCATGGAGTATCAGGGAATCGACTATCTGCGGCGAAAGCTGGACAGTAAGCAGGGCCGGGTGAACCTCAGATACAAGTATTACGAAATGAAAAACGCGGTTCAGGACTTCAATATTGTGATCCCGCGGCAATGGTCCTGGCTGACGGCTACCCTGGGATGGTGCGGAAAGGCTGTGGATGCGCTGGCGGATCGGCTGGTGTTCCGGGAGTTCGGGGAGGACAACTTCAACCTGAACCAGATCTATGACATGAACAGCAAGGATGTGCTGGTAGACTCCGCGATCCTGAGCGCGTGCATTGCATCCTGCTGTTTTGTGTACATCTCGCCGGATGAGGACGGGTTCCCGCGTCTCCAGGTGATTGACGGTTCCTATGCGACCGGTATCCTGGATCCGATCACGATGCTGCTGCATGAAGGATATGCTGTCCTGGAACGGGATCCGCAGACGAGCAAGCCGACGATCGAGGCCTATTTCACGGCGGAGGAGACGGTCTTTTACGATCTGATCAACAGGACCGAGACGCACCAGGAGAACCCGGCGCCGTATCCGCTGCTGGTGCCGATCATCTACCGGCCGGACGCCAGGCGGCCATTCGGCCACAGCCGGATCAGCCGGGCCTGCATGAATCTGCAGCAGGCGGCGCTGCGGACGCTGAAACGGTCCGAAGTGGCTGCAGAATTCTATTCCTTCCCGCAGAAATACGCCACCGGCCTGGGCCAGGATTTCGAAATGATGGACAAATGGAAGGCAGTTGTCTCCAGTATGCTGCAGTTCACGAAGGACGAGGATGGCGACAAGCCGACGCTGGGGCAGTTCCAGCAGCAGAGCATGGCTCCTTTCATGGATCAGCTGCGGATCATGGCTTCGCTGTTCGGCGGAGAAACCGGCCTGACGCTGGATGATCTGGGTTTTGCCGGGGAGAACCCCAGCAGCGCCGAAGCGATCAAGGCAGCGCATGAGAATATGCGGCTGACGGCCAGAAAGGCGCAGCGGACATTCGGAACGGGCCTTCTGAATGTGGGCTATCTGGCGGCGTGCGTCCGAGATGATTATCCGTACCTCCGTCGGCAGTTCTACATGACGACTCCGAAGTGGGAGCCGATCTTCGAAACGGACATGGGCCAGCTCTCCGGCATCGGGGATGCAGTGTTCAAGATTCAGCAGAGCTTCCCGGAATACTTCACGGAGGAAAAGCTGCGTGATGTGACCGGCATCTGAGGAGGAACCGAATGGCGGATAACGCGGAAATTCTGGCGAAGATCATCGAAGGCTTCCATCAGGGCATGGAGGGAAGCCGCAGGGCAAAAAACATCGCCGAGAAGATCGCCCAGGGAAAGGCTACTTATGCGGATGCATACAGCTATGCCAGGGAAAACAGCCGGATACTGAGAAACAGCATTCAGGAGAACATTTCGGACGCGCTGACGGAGGACGGCAGGCTCTTCCGGGAAGCCGCGGACGTGGTGATCCGGCAGCCGATGCAGCAGAGCGGGAAGCGCGTGATCGAAACGGCGGCGGAGATCCAGCAGCAGCTGAACGAAGAGGCCGGGATCGGGATCCGGGCCATCGAGCCGGGACTGAATGAGGACCAGATCGACGGCATCATCACGGGGATCTGCAACGCGGAGAGCTATGATGCAGGCGAGAACACGCTGTACAGCCAGATTGAGAATTTCCTGGAGGGTACGGTGGACGACTGCGTCCACGACAATGCGGATTTTCAGTATCGGGCGGGGCTGAATCCGAAGATTGAGCGCAGGGCCGCGGGAAAATGCTGCGAATGGTGTGATCGGCTGGCGGGAACGTATGATTACGAGGATGTGAGGGATCGCGGGAATGATGTTTTCCGCCGGCACAAGAATTGTCACTGCGTAGTCAGCTATATTCCAGGAGGAAAGAGCAACAGACGGCAGAATGTTCACAGCAGGCAGTGGACAGAAGAAACTGAAAATGGTAAAATAAGTAGGAAGAGGCTTACACAGGATATTAATGATGGCAGAATACTAAGGGCCTCAATGGAAACAACAGATCTTAGAAACGAATACTTTGCAAGATCTGTTGGGGCCAAATCGGTTAATTACGATGTTATGGATCTTAGAACCGGAGAACAATTCCATTTTGCGGAGGATACAATCCTTCGCAATAAAAAAGTTTTCGCTGGGAAAGGATCGAAAACGGTTTACAGAAACGCATATAAATATGCAGAGACCATTGGTGGGAATGCAGCGGATTGGCAGCATGTCAAAGCAATCGGGACGATTGACTATTATGGCGAAAGACGAGACGCAGAAGTCCATTGGTCACAGTGCGAGGGATACGGGAAACACGACTTTTTCATAAAGGAGTGGAAAGATTGAAAGTAAAATGCCTGAAGGATCTTTATGAAGGACGGGGACTCATTGCCGGGAAAATATATCAGGTCATTTCTGTGGAAAGAGGATGGTATCGTATTAAATGCGAGCTCGGAGAGGATTACCTCTTTCCACCAGAAATGTTTGAAATTGTTTTTGATTGATATAAAGACGCGAAAGCAAGCTCGACGGAAACGCCGGGCTTTTTCAATACCATTTTTGAAGGTGGTGATGCCTTTGGGCGTGGGAAGAACCTTCCTGGACGATGACCAAGAGAGCAGCCAGGAAGGAACCATACAATGCACAGCATAGACGGGAGGAGAACAGATGGAGGCCGTACGCATTGGCCGCCAGACTCCGACCACCAGCGTGGTGCTGCCGTATGAACAAACACTGGGAGAAGAAGCCATCAAACTGTACGAATCCACCGGGAGAACCGCTCAGGAATGGCAGAAGCTGCTGATCTATGACATCATGGCCAGGACGTCGGACGAGCTGTGGACACACAGCCGGTTCGGGTACGCGGTTCCCAGACGGAACGGGAAAAATGAGATTGCGGCCATTCGTGAGCTGTGGGGACTGGTGAACGGGGAAAACATCCTGCACACCGCCCACAGAACGACGACAAGCCGGTCCGCGTGGGAAAGGCTGAAAAAGTTCCTGGACGATGCCGAAATCGAACACAAGGATTCCGGCGCGCTGGGTCAGGAAACGATCCGGATCAAGGAAACAGGCGGAACCATCCATTTCCGCACCCGCACCAGTAAGGGCGGGCTTGGTGAAGGTTTCGACCTGATGATCATCGACGAAGCACAGGAATATACGGACGATCAGGAAACCAGTCTGAAGTATGTCGTTTCCGCATCGCCAAATCCTCAGACGCTGTTCTGCGGGACGCCGCCAACGACGGAATCCAGCGGAACAGTGTTCATGCATATGCGGGATGCCATCCTGTCTGATGGAATCGAGGACACCGGATGGGCCGAATGGTCCGTGGAGGAGATCCATAAACAGACCGACGTTGACGCGTGGTATGAGTGTAACCCTTCACTGGGAACCATCCTGAAGGAGCGGGCCGTCAAGGCGGAGATCGGCGACAATGAGCTGGATTTCAACATCCAGCGCCTGGGCTACTGGATCCGGTACAACCTGAAGAGCGCGATCAGCCAGGCCGAATGGGACGAGCTGAAATGCGACACGGTGCCAGAACTGAGAAGCAAAATATTTGTGGGCGTTAAATACTCCAAGACCGACACGGTGGCGGTGTCCATCGCGATCCGGACGGAGGACAACCGCATATTCGTCGAAGGAATTGACTGCCGGCCTTTCCGCGCCGGCACGGACTGGATTGTGTCCTTTCTGAAGGGCATCGACTACAAGGAAGTTGTGATCGACGGGCAATCCGGACAGCAGATCTTGAAAGACGCCATGCGGGACGCGGGCCTGTATCACGCGACGCTGCCGAGAGTGGCGGAGGTGATCCAGGCAAATGCTTCATTTGAGGGACGGCTGGCAGCGAAAGAGCTGTGTCACAAGGGGCAGCCTTCAATGGTGGCCAGCGTGACCAACTGCGAAAAGCGGGCCATCGGAACAAACGGAGGATTCGGATACAGATCCATCAATCAGGCAACGGACATCGCGCTGATGGACAGCATGATCCTGGCGCAGTGGATCTGCGGCCTGAAAACGAAAGCCAACGTAAAGCGGCAGCGAAGCAGTTGTTAACGACCAACGTCGTTAATATACAAACTATACCGATACCACCGGGTAAGTGGGAAAGGAGAACACTATGGCGGATTTTACACCAATCAACACGCAGGAAGAACTGAACAACATCATCGGCGAGCGTTTGCGCAGAGAACGGGAAACGGTTACCAGGGAGGTCACACAGAAGTATGAACAGCAGATCTCCGCGAAAGACAGCGAGATCGCTGCGAAAGACGGCGAGATCGCGAAGTACAAGACCGACATGGAAGCCCTGAACCAGCAGCTGACAGACGCGAACGGGAAGATCTCCGGCATACCCGCCCTGGAGGAGAAGATCCGGGGCTACGAGCGAGCTTCGGTTAAAAGCAGGGTAGCCAGAGAAGTCGGGATCCCCTATGAGCTGGCGGAAAGGCTTTCGGGGGAAACCGAAGAGGACATCCGCAAGGACGCGGAGGGGATGCGGAAGCTGCTGATTGGAGCGATGAAGCCCGTCGCGCCGCTGGCCAACGGCGAGCGCGACACAGGGACTCAGAACGACAAAAAGAATAAATGGCGCGAGGTCGCCAAACAATTTGAGGAGGAATAAGAATTATGGCACTGAATAAGCTTGAGTTGCCGGAAGAGCTGGTAACTGACATTTTTTCCAAGGTGAACGGACACAGCGCGATCGCCAAGCTGAGCGCGCAGAAGCCTCTGCCCTTCAACGGCGAGAAAGAATTCGTTTTCACGATGCCCGGTGAGGCATCCATCGTGGCCGAAGGTGCGGCGAAGCCCGCCAGCAACGCGAGCATGACTCCCGTCGTGATCCGGCCGATCAAATTCGTCTATCAGGCCCGCGTGTCTGATGAATTCATCCACAGCGCGGAAGAGGCAAAGTTGAACTATCTGGAAACCTTCGGTGAAGCCTTCGCGGTGAAGATTGCCCGCGCGCTGGACATCGCGGCCATCCACGGCCTGAACCCGCGCGATCTGACTCCCGTTTCCGATCTGGCCGCGAAGTGCTTTGACGGCGTCGTGACCAACAAGGTCACATACGCTGCCGCAACTCCGGACGACAATCTGGACGCTGCCATCCAGGCGATCGTCGCTCTGGGCATGAAGGCGACCGGCGTCGCCATCTCTCCCGCGTTCGGCGCGGCGATGGCTCAGGTGAAGGTCAACGGCGTCACGCAGTATCCGGAATTCCGGTTCGGCGGCGCTCCGAACGCACTCGCCGGTTTCGCGCTGGACATGAACAGCACCGTTCCGGTCAAGGCCGAAGACGGGACCAAGATCGACCACGCGGTTGTCGGCGATTTCGCGAACGCTTTCCGCTGGGGCTACAGCAAGAATGTGCCTCTGAAGGTGATCGAGTACGGCGACCCCGATGGCGCCGGCCGCGATCTGCAGCAGTACAACGAAGTATGCCTGCGTGCTGAGGCGTACATCGGATGGGGCATCCTGGACAAGGACAGCTTCGCGCTGATCCAGGCGAATGCCTCGTGATCTACCGGCACAAGGTGACGGGCGTCACGATTGACGTGGAAAGCACCATGAGCGGTGACTGGGAACCCGCAGCGGCTCCCGGTCCCGCCCGTGCCGCGAAAGCGGAGCAGCCCGAAAAACAGACCACCGAAAAGGCGGTGAAGAAGAATGGGAGAGCCGTTCGCAACGATAAGTGATGTCAGCCAGCTGTGGCGGCCCATGACGCAGGCGGAAACCGAACGCGCGCAGGCGCTGATCCCGATCATCTGCTCCAGTCTACGGGAAGAAGCGAAAAAAGTTGGCAAGGACCTGGACACCATGATCGCGGAGGACGAGGATCTGGCGGAGGTTGCTAAGTCCGTCACGGTCGACGTGGTGGCGCGCGTGCTGATGACCAGCACGAGCCAGGAGCCGATGACGCAATACTCAGAGGCGGCGAACGGCTATAGCATGTCCGGAACGTTCCTTGTTCCGGGCGGCGGCCTGTTCATCAAGAAGGCGGAGCTGGCCCGACTGGGCCTGAAGCGCCAGAGGATCGGGGTGATCGACTTCTATGGCACTCCTGAAAGGAATTACGGTTAATCTGCATCAGCGGATCCGCACGGGAAAGGATGCCTTCAACCGGGATATCTACGAAGAAACCGTGATCCCGGTCGAAAATGTGCTTGTCTCCCCGATCAGCCAGACGAACACGGAGCTGATCAGCGAACTGAGCATGAGCGGAAAAAAGTCCAGGTACATTCTGGCCATTCCCAAGACGGACGACCACAGCTGGGAGGACGCGATCGTCGAATTCTGGGGCGAGAAGTGGAAAACCACCGGATTCAGCACGCAGGGCATCGAAGCCCTGACACCGCTGGACTGGAACAGGAAGATCGTGGTGGAACGCTATGGCTAAGAAGATCAGGATCGAGTTGAACAGCGAAGGCGTCCGGGAATTGCTCAGATCGCCGGAGATGAAGGGAATCTGCACGGAGCTGGCGCAGGGGATCGCGCAGCGGGCCAACGGGATGGGCGCGGATGGCGGTTACTCCGTATCCAGCTATACCGGAACGAACCGCGTGAATGCGTCCGTTTACTGCGCGACCAGGGAAGCGCTGCGGGACAACCTGAAGAACAATACCCTGCTGAAGGCGGTGAAATGATGAACGAGCCGATCACACTGATTGAGAAGGTCGTGATCCTGTTTCTGATGGATTCGCTGAACACGGAAAATGTGTATGCCGAACGGCCAGTCGAGCTGCCGGAGGAATACTACATTGTGGAGCGGACCGGAAAGAGCGAGGAGAACCAGATCCAGAGCGCGACCGTTGTCGTGCAGTCCATTTCCTCCGTTTCGCTGCTGCGGGCGGCGGAGATGGATCACGTGATGGAGGGCGCGATGAAATACCTGATCACGGTTCCGAACGTCAGCCGCTGCAAGCTGAACACATCGTACAATTTCACGGATGAGGAATCCAAGCAATACCGCTATCAGGCGGTATTCGACATTACCTATATGGAAGGAGCTTGAAACACATGAGCAACGTAGTGACCAATGTTTCGACCGGCAAGCCGAAGATCGGCGGAGCCATTTTCCGCGCGCCTCTGACGGCCGCACTGCAGCTGCCGACGGATGAAAGCACCGCCCTGAGCGCTGATTTCAAGGCCCTGGGCTATATCTCCGAGGACGGCCTGACCAATAACAACAGCCCGGAGTCCGAGGACATCAAGGCATGGGGCGGCGACACCGTGCTGTCCATTCAGACCGGCAAGGCGGACACCTTCGGCTTCACCATGATCGAGGTGCTGAACGAGGACGTGCTGAAGGCGGTCTACGGTGATGACAACGTCGCTGTGACCGCGGCCACCGGCAACGATCCCAAGAAGATCAAGATCAGCGCCAACAGCAAGGAACAGCCGGAATGCGCGTGGGTCGTGGACATGATCATGCGCGGCGGCAAGGTGAAGCGGATCGTGATCCCGGACGGAAAGATCACCGAGCTGGGCGAGATCACCTACAAGGACGACGAGGCTATCGGTTATGAGGTGACCATCACCGCGATGCCGGACGCCAGCGGCAACACCCATTATGAATACCTGACCGCCTGATCGCAGGCAATCCATTTGTTAGGAGGGGAACATCATGAAGAACATCCGGCTGGACAGCGGCCTGAACCTGAAGGTGAAGGACAACGCGCTGGATAACATGGAACTGCTGGACGACCTGGTCGAACTGGACGAGGGCAACGGATACGCGATCAGCCGCGTACTGAGCCGCCTGGTTGAACCGGAGGAGAAGAAAAAACTGTATGAGCATCTGCGGGTGGACGGTGTGACGCCGGTCAGCGCCGTGGTGAAGGCCATGAAGGAGATCTTCGACAAGCTGGGAGAACAGGGAAAAAACTGATCATCCTGGCGGGTATGATCGAGGCCAGCGAGACGGATCTGATCTGTGACCTTGCGGAGACATACGGAATCACGGACTACAGGGCGCTGCCGCTCAAAACCGCGGCAGCGCTTTCTGCAGGCCTCCGGGATGAATCCAGGAGCAAAATGCGGGCAAGCGGGATGAAGATCCCGACGGCGACGGCGCTGATCGCCGCTGCGGTGGATCGGCTGGCTTTGCTGGTCTGGATGCAGAGCGAGGACGGCGCGAAACGGAGGAACAGGCCGGAATCCATCCTTGCCAGGCTGACAAAGGAACAGAACAAAGACGATAAGGTTGAAGCATACAACACGCCGGAGGAATTCGAAGCGGCGTTGAAAAAGGCAAGAGAGAACGCGTTAAAAGCGGGGTGAAATAAATGGCGACCGAACTGGCAAAAGCGTACGTGCAGATCATTCCTTCTGCGCAGGGCATCAGCGGATCCATATCCGAAGCGCTGGGCGGTGAAGCGGATTCTGCCGGCAAATCGTCCGGAAAGTCGCTGGCGGCCTCGCTGGGTGGAACGCTAAAAAAATCACTGGTGGGGCTTGGAATCGGGAAGATGATTTCGGATTCCATCGGCGGCGCCAGTGAGTTTGAAACCAGTATGGCAAAGGTCAGCACGCTGTATACGGGGGACAATTTCAGCGGGCTGCAGACCGACATACTGAACTTGTCCAGTGCATACGGACTGGGCGCGACCACACTGGCGGAGGCGGCCTACAGTGCTGAATCCGCCGGTGTATCGATGGAAAACCTGACCGGGATGCTGGAAGGCAGCGCAAAGCTGGCCGTTGCCGGTTTCACCGACATCGATACGGCCCTGAGCGCGACCGCGAAGACGATGAACGCCTACGGTGACGCTGCCGGAAGTATCGAAGACATTCAGAAAATTTTGATTCAGACGCAGAACCTTGGTATTACGACGGTTGGCGAGCTGGGCGCGAGCCTGGCCAACGTGACACCGACAGCAGCGGCGGCCGGCGTCGGATTTGACCAGGTCGGCGCGGCGCTGGCACAGATGACCGCGAACGGCGTGCCAACGGCACAGGCCACGACGCAGCTGCGTGCTGCCATGACAGAGCTGAGCAAAAAAGGCACGGCGGCGGATAAGTCTTTCCGGAAGGCGGCAGCGGGAACAAAGTTTGCCGGTATGTCCTTCCAGCAGGCCATCTCCAGCGGCGCGAACCTGGGCGATGTGTTCGGTTTGATGCAGAGCTATGCCGACAAGAGTGGCAAGAGCATGGTCGACCTGTGGGGCAGCGTCGAAGCCGGTAACGCGGCTATGACGATCGCGGCGGATCTCGACAAGTTCAACGAGAATCTGGAAGCAATGTCCACCAATGCGGACGTTGTTGGCGACGCCTACGGGAAGATGTCCGAAACCTTTGGAACGAGTCTGAACAAACTGAAGGAAAGCGCCAAGAACTTCATGACCACGCTGTTCCAGGGCGGAGACATCGCGGCCAGCTTTGACCAGATGCTTTCGAACGCTGGGGATATTGGTGCAAAACTGGGAGACTGGCTGCAGACGGCATTGACCGGCCTGGGCGAGAATTTGCCGGACATGATCGAAAGCGCCCTCCGCTTCGGTGAAGGCGTCCTGGATTATCTGGCGAATGTGGATTGGATCAGCCTGGGGACAACGATCATTAACGGGATCATCGGCGCTTTGGGAACGCTGGGAATACACCTGATCGAATGGGTCAGCAGCGGGATCAGCGATTTGACGAGTGGGAAAGTTGATTTTTCGGAGATCGGTCGTTCAATTCTGGGCGGCGTCACGAGCATCATCACCACCGCGGGCGACTGGCTGAGTGCGCTGTTTAATACCGCGGTCGGAGCGGTCACCGGCGGGGAAGGCGGGGTTGATTTCAGCGGAATCGGAACCGCGATCATGAACGGCGTGACCGGGATTCTGGGCTCTGCCGGATCCTTCCTGGGGGATATTTTCAAAGCGGGAAAAGAGACCGTCGAGGGCGGGGAATTCGGATGGAACACCGTCGGCGACGCGATCAAAACCGGCGTTGCGCTGGCGCTTGAGGGAGGAAAGTTCCTCGTCGGAGTGTTCGAGGGCGGCTCGAAGATGGTCAAGGCCATCAACTGGCCGGTTCTGGGCGCGAATATCTCCAACCTGGTCATCACCGGGCTGGAGGGCGCGAAAGAGCTTACCAAGGCAGTGTTCGAGGGTGCTGTTTCGCTGGTTAAGGGCATTCAGTGGACGGAGCTGGGCACTGCCATTTCTGAATTGGTAATCGCCGGTATCGATGGCGCGAAGCAGCTGATGGTCAGCCTGTTTGAAGGCGCCTCAAAGATGGTCAAGGCGATCAACTGGGCCGCGCTGGGTGGAAGCATCTCCAACCTGGTGATCACCGGCCTGGATGGGATCAGGGATCTGATGAAGGCGGCGTTCGAGGGCGCGGTCACCCTGGTCAACAGCATTGACTGGCAAGGCGTCGGCAGCGGAATCTCCGGAGTGGTCATTGAAGGCCTGAGCGGCGTGAAGACGCTGATGCGGGACACCTTCGAAGGCGCGTCCAGAATGGTCCGGGCGATCAACTGGGCCAGCCTGGGCGCCGGCATCTCCAACACGATGGAGACCGGTCTGAAGGGCGCGGGAACAATCCTGGAGGACGCCTTCAGCGCTGCGCACACATTCATCACTAAGGGCATCAACTGGGCAAAGGCTGGCCAGGATATTCAGTCTGGGCTGGGCGAAGTCTGGGGCGGTCTGACCGGACTCCTGGGCGGATTGCTTGGAGGAGCCGGAGATGCTCTTTCCGGTATCGGTAAGGGCGCTGGCGCAGCTGCTGAAGGCGTAGGCACTGCGATCGGTAAACTGCTCAGCGGTGACACACTGAAAGAACAGGTCGACGCCCTGAAGAGAAACCTGGAAGAACTGAATACAGCCATCAAGGATGCAAAAGAAAACGCCGGAACCGCGGCCAAAGAGATCAGCAAAGCCATTGCAGACGGACTCAAAAACGATCTGGGAACGGATGATATGCAGGGCATCGGATCCGGGTGCGTGATGAGTATCACGACCGGGCTGCAGGATGCCGGTGAGATTTCTTCCCTCTCCGGTGCGGTCGATGATCTGGTTTCCAAGGTGTATACGCCGTTTGATTCATACGATTTCAACGGCACCGGATCAGGCGTGATCAACAGGATCAGCGCCGGCGCGATGGGCCAGAGCGGCGCGCTGAACCTGATCATGCTGCTGATCGTGGCAGCGGGCGCCAGACAGTTCGAGACTTACGACTGGAAGGGCGTCGGCAGCACGCTGATCAGCGGTATCGGCAGCGGCGTGAATACGAACGCCATCACGTTCATCAGCGCGATGAAGGTGGCAATGGACAACGGCGCGGCGAAGGTCACCGGCGTTGACTGGAGTCGTCACGGCGAAAACATCATCGTCAACATGGGCAGGGCCGTCAGCAAAAACGCGGGCCAGTTCACGGAACCGATGAAGACAGCAGCGGAAACAGGGAAGAACTTCTTCACCAGCGGCTGGAACAGTGTCGGAAGCAACATCATCAGCGGCATCATCAGCGGCATCAGCTCCAGATCCGGCGCGCTGTACAACCATCTGCGCACGGTGGCCGGCAATGCGCTGGCAGCGGCAAAGGACGCATTGGGCATCGCATCGCCGTCGAGACTGATGCGTGACCAGGTCGGCCAGTGGATCCCGGCGGGCATCGCGGCCGGTATCGAGCAGAGTAGCGGTATGGTCACGGATGCCATGACGGAGATGGCCGGGAATATGGCCAGTGTGAATATGGCTGACACGCTGATGGCTCAGGGCCGCAGGGTCGGCAGGATGAACGCGGGCAGCCAGGCAGGCGGAGGTCTGGCCGGTGTCAACGGGATCCTGCAGAACATCGCGGCAGCGGTGCAGGAAGGCATCCAGAATGCGACCATCCCGGTTTATATGGACGGTCGCCTGGTATCGAACGAGGTGAGCCGGAATCTGGGTAACGCCATCGGGGCGAGGAGGTTTGCGACATGACGAACGTGATCGACAGGCTGGAGGCGTACATGGACGGGGAACCGCTGACGGCGATCCACAGAGGGATCTATATCACGGGCATTGAGCATTCTCCTGCCCAGGCGGACACCCGGACGGCGGCGCTGGCGAACCGGCACGGGGAAACGCTGATTGACCGCCGGATGCGGGAAGCATCGACGGAGATCTCGTTCATCATCAATGCCGGAAGCATCGCGGAGCGGCAGGAGATATGCCAGAAGGTCGCGCGATGGGCGCAGGGATCCATCCTGCAGACCAGCGACCGGCGCGGCCAGCAGCTGCGCTGCGTATGCACGGAGCTGCCGAAAATCGAAGAGATCATGAACCGGGCGGAGGAAATTACCGCCCGGTTTACCGCTTACGAGCTGCCGTTCTGGGAAGAGAAAATTCCGAGCGTTCTGTCGCTGAGCGGCAGCAGCCAGGAGGGAAACCTGTTCATTCCCGGTAACACCGGCGAGGCCAGCGTCGAAGTGACGGTCACGCCGGCATCCGGAACGGTGAACACGATCACGCTGACGGTTGGCGAAACAATGATCCGTTTCCTGAACCTGGGCGCGACGGCATCCAATCCGCTGCGGATCTGTTATGACGATCACATGATCCAGAAGATCACGGTCGGCAGCGCGTCCGCGCTGAACAAGCGGACAGCCGCGTCTGATGATGATCTGCTGGCGGTGTGCGGGAAGATCAACACATTTGGATATGTGGCTGACGGAAACGTCAATGTCACATTTACGGCAAGGGGGCTGTGGCTATGAAAAAGCCGAACCTTCCGAAGGTGCTGGACAGCAGCGGGCAGGAAGTCCGGCGACTGCATCCGATCCGGGTGCAGATCACAGAAAACATCATCCCGCTGTCAACGGCTACGATGGACATCATGGCGGAGGATGTCGTTCCGGAGAGAACCTACATCGAGCTTTTCAACGCCAACGGCAGCGCAGGCGTATACCGGACGCGGGCGCCGGAAATCAGCTACGGCGGCGATCGGAACAGCATCAGCCTGGAACACGGGGTATGTGAGATCGGGGACTGGCTGGTCCGGGCGGAGATCGAACAGACGGAAATGACACTGGCAGCCGCGATGCAGCGGATTTTTGCATTTTACGGCGGCAGTCGGTGGCAGCTGGGGACGGTCCAGGCACCCGGAAGCGTGATCCTTTCCTGCAGGTATGCCAATCTGCTGCAGACGATCAACGGACTGATCGAACAGGTGGACGGCGCGATGCTGACATATGATTTCAGCACGACACCGTGGACGCTGGGGGTCAAGCTGAAGGACTCAACCGTTTCGGCGGAGGGCAGGCTGTCCAGGAACGTGATCAGCGCCAGCGTGAAGAAGGACGACAGTCAGCTGTTCACCCGCGTATGGCTGGAGGGCCTGCTGGGCGGATACATGGATGCCGACACGGTCAGTCAGTACGGCATCATTGAAACGAAGCTGAGCGACCGGGAATATACGCAGACACAGGCGCAGATCGTTGCGTCTTCCTATCTGGCCAGGCATAAGAAACCGATCTACACGGTCACCATCGACGCCCAGGAGTTTTTCGCGATCACGGGCGAAACGCTGGACAGGACGGCCATCGGCGCGATGTACCGGCTGGCCATCCCGGCGCACGGTGTGGTGATCGATGAGAACATCATCAGCCGGACCTGGAACGACGTATACGGCGATCCGATGAATGTGACGCTGACGCTGTCCCAGGGGAACGAGACGATCGTAGATTTCATTCAGAGGCAGAATGCTGAAACGAATGGGGCTGGCGGAAGTGCAGAGTATTCCGAAGTTGTAAAGATCAAACAGGAAACTGCGCTGGCGACTGAAACACAGAGGGCGACAGCTGCAGAGAGCAGTCTGAGCCACAGCATCGAAGAAACGGACGAATCGCTGACGACACTGTATCAGAAAACCGGAGTAAGTGAGCTTGGACAGCAGGAAACGCTATATAGTCGTATTAGTCAGAATGCGGACAGCATAACTGCAGAGGTCGGCAGGGCGACAGAAGCAGAAGGTACACTTTCTGGAAGGATTCGGGTAACCTCAGAAGCCGTGACCGCAGAAGTCACTCGCGCAACAGAATCGGAGGGAAGACTTTCCGGTCGAATTGATGTGACTGCTGAAAACATCACTGCCGAAGTCACACGGGCAACAGCAGCAGAGGGAACTCTTTCCGGGCGAATCTCCGTCAATGCTGACAATATCACGGCAGAGGTTACAAGAGCGTCCGCTGCTGAAGGAACGCTATCCGGTCGCATTTCCGTGAACGCTGACAATATTTCCGCAGAAGTCACACGGGCAACGACAGCGGAGGGAACTCTCTCGGGAAGGATTGACGTTACCGCCGAAGCGATTACTGCGGAGGTGTCCAGAGCGCAAGGCGCAGAAGGAACGCTTTCCGGTAGAATCGATGTGACAGCCGAGAACGTTACAACACTCGTTCAGAAAACCGGCATCAATTCCCTTGGACAGCAAGAAACACTTTATAGCAAGATTGAATCCACAGCTGACAGTATCGAACTATGGGTCGGAAACAACTACTACGGGAAGCAATCAGGAATAACCATCAATTCCAACGGTATTACGATTACCGGGAACAAGTACATCAGCTTGCAGTCCGGCGGGTACATTGATGTTAACAGCTCCAACTTCAAGGTTGACAGCAGCGGGGTGCTGACTGCTTCAAAGTTCGTTTCTGTTGATGAAAACGGGAGTTCGAC